AATATGTTCTTTTCTTCTTTCGGACTTGAACATAATTCAATAATCCTTTCAATATGTTCATTGGTAAATCGTAATCGCTTACCAATATATGTATGTAAAGCAGGATCGTTGGGAAATTTGGATTGTAAGTGTTTAATATCTTTCCTGCAAGTGCGAGGATGTCTATTTAATCTAACTGCTACATCTTTTATCTCATAAAGTCTATTCATTTTCCACCTCTTTTTCGTCATCGTGTAAGTGTAATCCTAGTTTAAATGCTTCTTCAGCATCTATTTCTTTTCTTAAATTCTCAATTTCCTTTTTTTCTTCTAGAGTAGTAATTCTTTCAGTAAAAAGAGCAGGATTTGGTGGAGCTTCTACTTTAGGATTTAATTCTTCCTCTTCTTTCCTATGCCCTTCATAAATTAAATCATAAAATTTACTTGGTAACAGCAAGGAATGGTCAATAGGATTGCTATAAACTATGCACCAATGATTATGGATTGTTTCTTTGCACTTGCTTTCCCATTTTCTAAAATGATGAATATTCCTGGAAGGACTTGTGCCTTTGGTTAAGTAATGAAGTATTTGTGTAGAATCTAATATGCGAGGATTAATCTGGTTTTCAAAGTGTAGCTCCCACAATTTATCTACTTCAATTCCACTTTCATTTAATCCTCCCTTGTCTATCTGTTCAATCTTAATTATTTTCTTACTCATTTATTAACTCCAATTGGTTTTCATCTTTTTGTTGTTTCCAAAAAACATTGCATAACCTAAAAGGTGGCTCTCCCTTAAATCTTGGTGGCTTAATTTGTTTTGTTTTTGTCAACAAAGCTGATTCTAATTGGTCAACATTTAAAAACATTTTTTCATTATTTTCTAACAAAGTTAAAACAGCTCCTCCTTTTTCTATTGCCTTTTCTATTTCATAATCTTTTAAAGTTGCTTTACCTTGCCACAAACGAGCAATATTTCTTTTATAATAATTCATGGTGTTAAACTCCCAAGTTTCATTTCAGCTCTAGCTGTGGCATTGGCATCTGCCATTAATTCTATTTTGGTCGTAATGCGATCTAGTTCAGCAAAAGATTCATCCATTAATTGTTCTGCTTGTTCTAGTTTAGATACAACTTCAGTAACTTCTTTATCAGTCTTTGCTTTGGCTTTCGCATCTTCCACACTATGTTTTTCATTAGATAAAAAACGATAATGCAAGTATCTTCCTTTTTCTTTTTCCTCTTTTATTCTAGTTAGTTGATTAAAAGCTCTTTTACATTTTCTGTAATCAATGATGGCTTCCATTTTAGCTTCAGCAATCTTATGAGGATCATATCTATTTAAAGTATTATCAAGACTCATCTAGTTCACTCTCCAGTTTATCGGCTATTAATCGTAAATTTATTATTCTTGCTTTTTTGTTATATTGTTTATCCTTGTGGCATTTATCGTGGCATTTTCTACAAAGACAAATTAAGTTCTCGATGTAATCTTTGCATTTACTCCCACCAGATTGCTTTGCAGAAACATGATGTATGTCAGTTCCATACCAACTGCTGCAAACTGAACATTGCCAAGTTTGTGCAATAGTTAATTCTGGCAACCAAAAATCATCATAAATTTTAATGTGTTTTTTCATTTCAACTTATCTCCAATGGCATAAATCATCAAAGCAATAAAAATTAACACCAATAAAATAAGTGCATTAAGAATAATGAGTATCATGTTTCTCCTTGATCCATTTCATCGGAATTGTTTTGTTAAAAAATTTAAAATTATGTTTTATGCACCAATCGGCATAAGTTGTTTTAGATCCTTTATAAATTTTTGCTTTTGCATTACTGAACACAAAGCGAATATCGTATTTATGTCCATACTGTTTTCTAATAAGTAAATGTTTTTTTCTATCAGCTAAAACAAAACGACCTTTAGTTTCAATAATAATGCCATTAGCCAACCTAAAGTCTGGAGTATAGGTAGATGACTGTGCAGGTTTTGTGTAAAGAATGACTAACTTTTCATAATCAAATTTAATTCTAAATTTTCTTAATTGGGCAGCTATTGTTTTCTCTAATCCTGAACGATACTTATTCATTGTAAATATGGGTAGTCCATTTCATTGTAAATCTTATCTAAGTTAAATGGCTCTTTGTTAAGATGATGTAAAACTGATGAAGAATCTCTTTTAATTTTTTCGCCTATAATTGTTGTGCTAAATTTAGTGTTCTTAAAAGCCAAGTGGCAGTAATCTCTTCTGGCTTGAACAAAATGTTTATCTCTTCTAGTTCCTAATAAATTTTCTTCTGTAATATTATAAAAATTACAAACTATTTTTTTTAAATGGTGTAATCGTTGTGGTACTTTGCCTATATTTTTAGAAAGAGGCAAAGACTCTTTAAAAATAGGATTTTCACATATCCTTTTTAGAATCCTTACCTCTTCTTTTGTAAATGGAAATTCCATATTAAAATGGGATGTCCTCTTCAGTTGGTGGTGGTGCAGCAGGTGGAGGTGGTTGATAACCTTGCTGTTGTGCTTGGTATCCACCTTGTTGTTGCATAGGTCTTTCAGGTCTAACTTTTTTTACAAAAAGTTTAAAACCTCCTTTACCTAAAGGAAATGTATAATAAGTTGCATTGCTGTCATACTTATCTTGATTTTCCCAACCTTTTGCCCACACCACTCTTTTCTTCTTTGGCTGACCATTTTTGTCAGTATATTCTTCAATATAGAATAGTTCGTGTGTAGGTTTCATATTAATAGCCCTCCTTTAGAGCTAGTTCACAAAATTGCTTGACATTGCAATAATCCTTGCATCGTCTCGCTATACTTGGTCTCTCTTCTATAAAAGAGTTCAAAGTATTCTTGGCATAATCTTGAGCATCTTCCTCAAGATCAAAAACTTTTAATGCTCGTTTTTTATTTTTAACTTTAATTGCAAAACTTGGTGGATTTTTCCATCTCTCTTCATCGGTGCATCCAAATTGTAAATTCTGTGTGTGGAACAACATATCTGCTTGTTGGTGTCGTTCAATTCTATCCAGGACATAAGCATCTTGCTTTTCATCTGACCATAAAGATATATCAACTTTTTGAATGGGAAGTGGTGGATAGTTGCCACCATTTTTAATTGCTTCAGCAGCTTTGGACTTTTGCCAATCTCTTAATAAAAGAATAATAGTTAGTTTTGTTACAATATAATTATTTTGTCGGAGCAACCAAGCATAACTATTTGTTTGTGTTTCCCATTTAGGATCTCCATAAATATATTTATAAACACTTGTGCATTTATAATCCTCTACCCTAACTTTTTTAGGTGGGATAATATGTTCTTCTAGTTCCCAATGTACTTTATTCTTCTTCAATGATTATCCTATCTATTGCACCAGATATTTTCCATCCATTGCATTCGCCATAAAATCTTTTTTCTTTAATGGTGTTTTCTGTTGTATCGCTGTGTTCAATAATATGATGAACTGAAGTTCCTAGAACTGACCAAAACATTTCTGATANATCCTGCTCTATCTGGTCATCATATTCTTCTTTTAAAATTTTAATCTGTGGANAGTCTATGAGTTGTGTAACTGATATNTCGGAGTCTCCTCTACTGTAGGAGGAATTAATATTACGAAGAGCATTGGAGACTCCTGTTGGTAAATTATATTTATCTGTATATTTTACCAATTGCTTAACAACTTTCAGTCGTGTTCTTTATACCTACCCACACATATTTAGAGTTTTTGCCTAGAGGAAGTTTCTTTCTTTCAGCACATTCTTTTTTTAGTGCTTCCTCTTTATCCATTCTTTTCCAATCTTCTTTAGAACAGATAACTTTTTTCTGTGGTGGTTTTTTAAAATTTTTATCCACTAAAACAAAGTCTGGTTGCATATTAACCTCTCTTGTTTTTTTGAGTAGGGAGTCAGCTCATCCAACTCCCTACATAGCCAAATATTTAGTCAGTATAGGAGCATCTATATTGACTATTATGGTATTTAATGGATTAATTTGTGATTTGCAATAATTATTTGCAAATTAGGGATTTATTGACTTATTAGTGCTTTTACCTTGTAATACTTGGAAAAATCTAAATGACTTGTGCTATTTATAGGATAACAAATATCTATTTTTGCAGTAAAATATTTTAATGTATGATAATTTAGAACTTTGTAGGTTTTTTTTCCTAAATATCTAGTTACCAAACCAATAAAATTTTCATGGCTATTTTTTAAATAACAAAAAATATTCATAGCTTCTTTTTTTTCAACATTAACTTTAGAATTATACCAAAATATAGTTTTAGCATTTTCTTGATAGATACAATAATTGCCATCGCTTTCAGTATCATTTGGAGCAAGAACAACCTCCCATTCATTTTCATTTCTTAGTCTAACCATACCTTTACTGTTACAGTAGGCAACAATTGGGTATTGGGTAATATTATTATCTATAATTTTAATAATGTGAACTTTAAAAAAGTCTGCATATAAATATGCTTGTTCAACATTAATTCTTCTTTTGCCAGATAAATGTAAAGATACAGTTGAAGTATCGATCCCAGTTCCTTCAGCAATTAATTCATTGCTTTTGATACCAGATTCTTTTTTCACTCTTATAAGAGCTTCATTCATTTTAACCATTTATAACCTTTAATTACATTTAACTCAATATTATTCCTTTTACTATTAATCATTATAATTTGTCAATTTATTACTAATAAATATTTTTATTTACAAATTACAAAACTATCCCTAAACCAGAACAAACAAAAAACATTATGAAAATAAAATGTAATTTATGTAATAAGACAATGGATGTTGCTGAAAATCTAACTGATAAGCAGCTTAAAGTTTATAAATTCATTAGAGAATATAGGGATAAACACGCAAAATGCCCTGCTGTAAGGGATATAATGACTGGGTTGGGTTATAAGACACCGAGCATTGTTTTTATGCACCTAGAGGCATTACAACACAAGCAATATATAGTCAAAAAACCTTATACAAAGCGAAATCTGGTTATTGTTAAGGAAGTTATATGAAATCAGCGAGTGATAATATTCCTGCAATTTATATGTATGCTGAGTCGTGGATATCAGGAACAAGAGAATTAACTCCACTTCAAAGAGGAATTTATTGGGATCTTATAGCTTATGCTCAATTATATGGTGCTAAAGGATTACCTTACGATATCGTAAAGCTACAAAGATTAGTTTTATTATGTAATCCTGATGACCTGGAGGACTGGGAAAAACAAAAAAAAGACCTCTATTATGTGCTGCAAAAGAAGTGGGANGTAAGAAAAAATGAAGAAGATCAAGATGCTTATTTNAACAATAGGCATTGGAAAGAGTATGAAATTGCTAGGAAAAAGAAAGAATCAGTCATTAAATCTAACGAGAAATATAATAAGAAAAGAAAACCAAATAACGAGATCGTAACGATATCGTCTGATAGTGATAGTGATAATGATAATGATATAAGTATTAATAAGAAGGCAAAATTATTTGATACATTTTGGCAATTAAATAGAAATAAAATTCAAGTTGGGAATGCTAAAAAAGCATGGGTTAAATTATCGGTTGAATGGGTGCAAAAACCAGAAAAATTAGCTGAATTATATAATAATCATTTTCAAAATAAAAAAGATTATGCTCAACATCCTGCTTCTTGGCTTAATTCAGGTGCTTATTTAGATCAAAAAGAAGAAACTTATAATGTTCAAACCTGTAAAAATCTTATAAAGATTATGNCTGGTTTGTTAAAAAAAGGCATGAGAAGCACTAGAATTTCAGATGATATGGTCAGGCAAATGAGAAAAGAAAATCTCATAACCGAAGAGGAATTTTAAAAGATGGTAGATAATTTTTTATATATCATAGGTAATAGCGATAAAAATATGTTTAAAGTTGGCATATCCAATGATCCAACTAAAAGAATCAAAGGCATTCAAACTGGTTGTCCTTTTCCTTTATCAATAATAAAAAAATACAATCTCAATAGCCATTCCTNTGTAGTGGAAAAGAAAATACATACTTTTTTAGAAAAAGATAAGGGAGTTAAAAGTTTAATGGGAGAGTGGTTTTCATGTGAATTAGACAAGATTGATAAGCTAGTATTGGAGGAAACAAAAGAAATACGAAAAATTGAAGCTAAGAAACAACAAAAAGAAAGAGAAGAAATTGAAGAGGAAAAGCTAAAACTAACTCAACAAAAAAAAGAGTTAGAAGTAGCGATGATTCCCTTGTTTGAATTACAAGAAAAATTAGATGAAAAATTTAAACAATTAAGGAAAACAGAGTCGGAAATAATACAAATGACAACTCATTTTGAGGAATGCAGGAAGAAATTAAATAAAAATCCAAAAAATAAAGAGATTAAAGATCATTATAGGGCAATCATTACAGAGTGTTTGAACAATATTAGAGTTATGTTTAAAATAACTTCTTATCCTGCTGATTATTGTCGTTCTTATTATGATAATGTTGTTAATTTTTTTGGGTTATTTCGTAAAAGAAAAATAATAGAAAAAGATAAAAGAAATTATTTGCCAGTTAATGAAAATGGCACAATACCAAGAAAAAACATTATTCACAATGCTAACTTTTTAGATAAAAGATATTTAGCATTAGAGGAATATGACCAATTTTCTTTAATTTGTAAAAGAAAAAAATATTCTGGATGTGATGTAATACATTTTAATAAAGATAGTGATTATTACCTTATTGAAAGATTAAGAGTATCGAGGGGAGATTGGGATAGAAATTTTCATATTACCACAGAGGAGTTATTTGGGGATCATCAAACTAAAAGTACATACGATAAATTTTTAGATTATTTAGAAAAATATAAAGGTCAGCTAAATTGACGAAAAGAAAAAAAAAGAAAAAAGATAGAGTTCCTATTGAACTTGGCAGCCAAGAGCTAGAAAGAAATGAAGATGGCACATTAACTAGGAAAGTTGATGGCGAAAAATTTAGATTTGCTTTTTATGGTCAAGATAGACATTTAGAAAAAGTACATAATTCAGTCTTAGAAAACTATTATGCTAGAGGATTACTGGACATTAAGGATAGAGAATTAAATAGTAAAAGATTTTGGGCAGGAGATAGATTTGAAAAATTATGCCATAGATCAGGACTAGAGCCAAAGATTACAGCTAGATTAGAAGAGTTTATTGGTGGCACGAAAGAAGATTTTGTCCATAGAAACATAGATGCTCATAGTGAATTTCATATTATTATTAAAGAGATAGGAAAGTTCTGGGATATCTTGTGGGTGGTCATTGTTAGAAATCAACCTGCTCAAAAAAGAATGTCAGAATTGCGTGAGGCACTCGATCGATTAATCTTATATTACGATATGTAAGTTTTGTATTTGTTCCTATTAACAAATCAATTGTAAATCCTTATAAATATATACACTCACTATAATTGTGAATAGTTTTATAGCCATCTTTTAAAGATGGTTTTTTTATTATGTCAGAACAGAAACTTTGGATTGCTGTTCTTGTGCAGGGTTTAACCGATGCTTTAGGAAAATTCCTTTGGATGACCAGGTTGAATACCAAATATGAGCAGGAAGCTAAAGACTGGCTTACAAGCAAAGACTTTACTTTTGTCTGTTCTTTATCTGGTATACAGCCAAACCAAGTCAGAGATATTTATACTCAAATGAATCGGCATAAACATTATCTTACTTTGGAGGACATCAGATACTTAATCAATGAAATTATTAATAGACGATCTGTATTGTAGTATGGTTATGGTAGATAATCCTGAAACAAAGCAGCCAGAAATAATTATTAGGTTTGCAAACTTTAAGACTGAAGAAGAAGCAATACAATTTGCCCAATACTTCAAGAGCTTACCAGAATACACAGAGTATATGCAGCCATTGGATGAAAAGGTAACAGTACNCTAATGTCTAATCAACAAATCATTCCAGTTAAAAAAGGNAGACCGACCAAGTATTCCAAGTCAATTGTTAAAGATATATTGGACAAGCTCTCTCGTGGTATAAGCATAAGAGATGCTGTAAAAGAATGTGGTATAACTTGGCAGTCCTGGAGGAATTGGATGTTAAAGGATGATACAGGTAAATTAAAAGATTCCTATGTTCGAGCAAAAGAGCTTGGCATAGAATATATTATAGGAGACATAGATAAAAGAATAGAGAATGCTTTAGAT